CCCACGCGCAGGTTTTTTTCGGCTGGGCCGGAAATTCAACCGGAACAGAAGCCTATGCCGACAAATTCAACTGCAAAAAGGGGGCGAGGGCGGCCGGCTTTCAAGCCGACGGTTACTCAGCGGCGTCAGGTTTCGATTGCTGCGGCCGGTGGAATGCGCCACGACGACATCGCAATTGCCATTGGCGTCTGCCGAGATACCCTCACCAAGCATTTCGAGATTGAGTTGTCGGCCGGCGCGGCGGCGCGGCGAATGGAGGTGCTTCAAGCGCTGTTCATCGCGGCCAAGAAGGGCAGCAGCTCGGCGGCCAAGGCGTTCTTGGCGGCTGATCCGCTGCTGGGCGTGCCGCCGGTTCCGGCGCAGGCAGAGAAGCCGGCGGCGGTCAGTGCTGCGCCGGCGGTGGCCGCCAAACTGGGCAAGAAGGAGCAGGCCCAGGCCGACGCGGAGACCGCCACTGACAACACCGAGTGGGCGTCTCTGCTGGGGCGGACCGGCACAGGGATTCAGGTTCAGTGACCTGGGATCTGTCGTGCAAGGACTGGGAGCAGCGGCTGCGCGATAGGCGTTCGCTGGTGCCGACCCTGCCGCTGGACATGGCCGCCGGCAATCGTGCCGTGGCGGTCTTGAACAAACTACGCCTGGCTGACGTCCCTGGCACCCCGACCTTTGCCGATGCTGGTGGCGACTGGTTCCGCGACATTGTGCGGGCAATGTTTGGCGCAGTGGACCCGGTGACGAAGGCCCGCGTCATCCGCGAGCTGTTCCTGCTGGTGCCGAAGAAGAACAGCAAGACCACCAACGGCGCGCTGCTGATGCTCACGGCCCTGCTGCTGAACGAAAGGCCTCGCGCGCCGTTCCTGCTGACGGCGCCGTTCCAGAAGACTGCCGACGAGGCCTTCAGCGCCATCGCCGGCGCCATTGCGCTGGACCCGGTTCTCGAGCGGGTCCTGTACGTGCGGGACCACCTGAAGACCATCGTGCATCGCACGACCAAGGCGAACCTGCAGATCACGACCTTTGACCCGGCGATGATCACCGGCAAGAAGGTGGTGGGGGCGCTGATCGACGAGTTGCACGTGCTCGGCAAGATGGCCCGGGCGGACAAGGCGATGCTGCAGCTGCGCGGCGGCATGCAGCCGTTCCCCGAAGCCTTCCTCGCAACGATCACCACGCAGAGCGACGATGCGCCGGCTGGTGTGTTCAAGGATGACCTGGAGAAGGCCCGGGGGGTGCGCGACGGCAAGAGGCACAGCCCGACGCTGGCGGTGCTCTACGAGTTCCCCGAGGCCATGCAGCGCGATCAGGCCAAGCCGTGGCGGGACCGGGCGAACTGGCCGATGGTGCTGCCCAACCTGGACCGATCGATCAGCCTGGATCGTCTGGATGCGGCCTTTGTCGACGAGGAAGAGAAGGGCGAAGCCGCGATGCGGCTGTGGGCGTCGCAGCACCTGAACGTCGAGATCGGTCTCGCACTGCACGCCAACCGCTGGACCGGCGCCGACTTCTGGGAACAGGCGGTCCAGGTGTTGACCTTGGACGAGTTGATCGAGCGCAGCGACGTGATCATGCTGGGCATCGACGGCGGCGGCTTGGATGACTGGCTGGCCGCCGGCGCACTTGGCCGCGATGCTGAGACCGGTTGTTGGCTGCACTGGGGTAGGGCCTGGGTTCATCCGGTGGCGATGGAGAGGCGCAAGGCCGAGGCGGCGCGCTGGCAAGACTTCATGACGTCGGGCGACTTGGTGCTTGTGGAGCGGGTCGGACAGGACATCGACGGCATCGTTGAGGTGGCCAAGCAGCTGGAAGACAGCGGCAAGCTGCTGCAGGTGGGCGTGGATCCGATTGGGATCAGCGACATCGAGACTGCGTTGAACGACATCGGGATCCTCAAGGACTCCGAAGGCAAGGACCGGATCATCGGCATACCGCAGGGCTACAAGCTCACCGGCACGATCAAGTCGGTCGAGCGCCGGCTTGCCGAGGGGTCGCTGGCGCACTGCGGCCAACCCATGATGGCCTGGAGCGTGAGTAACGCCAAAGTCGAGGCCCGCGGCAATGCGGTGATCGTCACCAAGCAGGCTGCGGGCGCTTGCAAGATCGACTGCTTGGTGGCGCTGTTCAATGCCGCCGCGCTGATGTCCCTGGCCCCCGAGCCAGATATGTGCACCGATGAAGAGGTGCTGGCCGCCTGAGCCAGCCCGGGGAAGCCCATGCCAATCAAGATTTTCAATGTGTGCCTGCTGCTGGGCTGGCTGATGGTGCTGGCCGGCGGCGTGGTGATCCACCCTGGCTGGGGCGTCGCCATCGCTGGCGTGCTGCTGCTGCTGCTGACGCTGGCCACGGCCTACCTGGCCGGCTTGCACGACGACGCGAGCAAGCGCAAGGCCTCAAAGACCGGTGAGCCCGGCGAGGTGGGCTGATGTTCGTCACCCGGCTCTCAGCTTCGGCCGGCACAGCCGACCGTGGGCCCGGCAGCGACTTCTGGTTCATGCCGCTACAGCAGCGAACCGCTGCTGGCGTGCGAGTTGGCCCGAAGGAATCGCTGGCGCTGAGCGCCGTCTATGCCTGCGTGAAAGTGCTGGCCGAGTCGTTCGCGGTGATGCCGTTCCAGTTGTTCCGCAATCGACCGGATGGGACCACACGCACCGAAGATCGCGCCCACTGGCTGTACCGCATCATCGCCAAGCGCCCCAACCGGTTCCAGAACCACTATGAGTGGCGTCTGATGGTGCAGGGCCACCTGGCGCTGCGCGGCAACGCCTTCAACCAGATCAGCAGCAACAGCCGCGGCGAGATCACCGAGCTGCTTCCGCTGCACCCTGACCGCATGGCGGTCGAGATGATCAACGGCGGCCAGGACTACCGGTACGCCTACACGACCGAAGACGGCCGGCGCCTCTACTACACGCGAGGCGACATATGGCACCTGCGCGGCCTGAGCGATGACGGCATCATGGGCCTGAGCCCAATCGAGGTCGGCCGCGAGTCGATCGGGGAAGGGCTGGCGATGCAGGCCTATTCGGCGCGCTTCTTCGGCAATGATGCGCGGCCGCCGGGCTGGATCGAGTACCAGGGCCAGTTCAAGGATGCCGAAGCCAAGGTGAAGTGGCGCGACAGCTGGCAGCGCGCACAGGGCGGCGCCAATCGCGGCAAAGTGGCCGTGCTTGAGCGCGGCATGAAGTACCACGAGCTGGGCCTCAAGAACACCGACACGCAGTTCATCGAGGGCCGGGGCCTGAAGGTGGCCGACATCGCGCGCATGTTCCGTGTGCCTCTGCACATGATCGGCGACTTGGCGCGGGCGACGAACAACAACATCGAGCACCAGTCCATCGAGTTCTGGACCGGCACGATGCTGCCCTATGCCGAGCTGTGGGAAGCTGGCATCGAATACACGCTGCTGGGCCAGGGCCTGCCGGGCGCCGACGATCTGCTGGAGCCTGAATTCGACATGGACCGGATGATGCGCGGCGACGCGGCAGCCCGGTCGGCGTACTACGCCTCGCGCACTCAGTGGGGCAGTCTGACGCCCAATGAAGTGCGCGAACGCGAAGGCGATCAGCCGCTTCCCTGGTTGAACCACACCATGCGGCCGGCCAACATGGTCCGCGTGGATGAAAGCGGCGAGCGCATCGCATCGCAGCAAGGCCAACTCGGCGGCCAGCAGCAGGACCAGCAGCCTGGCCAGAACGCCCGCAGCGACCGCGCACAGAACGCTCAAGCAGCTGGTGCAGCAGTCGCCGCCCGCTGGATGCAGGTGGTCACCGGCAACGCGCAGCGCATGGCGCGCCGGATGGCCGCCGGTCAGGTCGTTTCCATCAAGCTGCTGGCTGACGCGCTGGCCATCACCGAGCCTGCAGCATCCACCTGGATGGCGGCGCTGGACCTGTCCGGCCTCACCGAAACCGAACTGGCCGACTCCCTGGCCGAACTGGCGCTGAAAGGCGACGCACCATGAAACTTCCCTACTTCCTGGCCTACTGCCTGCGCACGCCGTGGGCGATGGACCCGGCTGCGATGGCCACCTATGCGGCAATCCTGGCGCGGGCCTACGCGGCCAAGACCGGCGGCGCGATGGCTGGCGATCACCGCGATGACACGCGGTACGACGAGAACGGCCAGTCCCTGCCAAAAGCGGCCCGCGGCGACCAGCAGCGCGCCGGGGGTGCCGGCAACATTGCGCTGATCCAAGTTCATGGCCCCATCGTGCAGCGCGCTTCGCAGCTCGGCATGTGCGAGGCCGGTACCGGCGCCCACGAGATCGGCGCGGCCCTGGATGCTGCGCTTGCCGATTCGTCGGTGGGCCAGGTCTTGATCAGCTTCGACAGCCCTGGCGGTTCGGTCTTCGGCATCCAGGAACTGGGCGACAAGATCCGCGCGGCCCGTGCGCAGAAGCCGGTGGTCGGCATCGCCGACAGCATGTCGGCATCGGCCGCCTACTGGCTCATGTCCCAATGCGGCGAGACGTACATCACCCCGGGCGGCATGGTCGGCAGCATCGGCGTGTACACGGCGCACGAGAACGTGGCCAAGGCGCTCGAAAGCGAAGGCGTCGAAATCACGCTGATCAGCGCCGGCAAGTACAAGACCGAGGGCAATCCGTTCGAGCCGCCCACGGACGAGTACCTCGCGAAGTTGCAAGCGCAGGCCGAAGCCGGGTACGACCTGTTTGTCAAAGCCGTGG